AATTACTTTTTCTTTTTCTTAGCAATTGCCGCTTGGATAAACGGCGGAAGTTTTTTCTGAGCAGGTGTCATGCCAGTTTTAGCTTTTGGCTTAGCCTTACCCATAGCTGGCATCTTTTTCTTGGCAGCCATTACTTCTTCTTTGCCTTACCAGAACCGACTTTGCCAAGCACCTTAATTGGGCGCTGTGCCATTGCCATCTGACCTGATGTTACTGCTGGCTTAGGAGCTGAACCGCCCTTACCGCCAGTTGCTACCTTCTTCAGAGTAGCAGCATTTTTTACTGGGCGCTGTGCGACCTTGAACTGACCAGCTGTTGCTGTTGGATCTGGTGCGCTTGCTCCCTTTGTGCTGATTTTGGTGACTGAGCCACCGCTTTTTTTCTTCATAGCCATGAGTTTATTTCTCCTTAGTTTTGCTAGCTTTTTTAGGAGCAGCTTTTTTCTTAGCTGCGGCCTTCTTTTTGACTGGCTCCTCTTGTGGAGGAGTTACAGTGTTCTGTACATACTTAGACATAGTAACCAAAAATCCTTATTTAGTTCATTTTTCTAATTTACGTTTTAATCTTTTAGTTGACATTGGATGAGTTCCCTTTGGGGGTTTCTTATCTTTATGTGATATATTGTCAACTTTTTTTCCAGTAAAATGATTTAAAGTAACATCATCATCATTTTTATTATAGCCTTTTACTCTTAATTGTCCAGAAATAGGATCATAGCCTGAGCCTTTGGACTTAGGTTTATTTTTAGATTTAGATCCTTTTTTACTGGCCATAATTATATTTTATGAGTACGAGTTGGTTTTTTTGGAGCATGATCAACATTGTATGAACCCATTTTTTTTGTTGGATGCTTCTTGGATCCATCCATGGTTACGGGTCCCATGCTTTTCTTCATGAGATTTGTTACTTTTTGCTTTCTTGAAGCGGTAACCATTGGGTCTACTTTGCCACTCTTTTTCTTTGCTGCCATAATATTCTCCTGTTTATTTTTAATTTTTAAATGCGTTACTTTTTAACAATCCCATTTTCGTAAGGCTAAAGCTTTACGAGTAGGACGACCTTTAGAATCCTTCATCGGACCCGGCATGCCGCCCATGCGCGCACAAAACGACTTGCGTCGAGCAGCTGCTTTAGGCGACTTCTTTGCTTGCTTAGATGATACTGGTGGTTTTAGATTCATACCCTGCTTCTTTGCCGAAGCACGACCTTTAGCATTCAAACCACCGGCAGGGTTCTTTCCTTCTTTACGTTGCCAAGCAGGGCTTGCCATTACTTTTTCCTTCCCTTTTTTACTGTCTTATGCGGGTTATCTTTATGCCAAGCCTTAGAAGATTTAACTCCCTGACTAACAGTTTTAACACCAGAAACCTTTGTTAGATTAGCTTTTTTCCATTCACCCTTTTTGATTTCAGGATGATTAACGATTACATCGCCCTTTTTATCGACGGTGATTACATGTGTAACGCCAGTAATTTTTAATTTCTTTTTTGAAGAAGCCATTACTTTTTTTTCCTTGTTTTTTTACTACCGTTAACACGAGCAGATTTAACAGGCTTTGGGGCGTTCTTTAGCTCTATACCGTACATAAAATTATTTTGCCCCATTCGTGGACCAGATATATATATTTGATTTTTTATTACCATAATATTAAATTATCCTTTAAGAACTTTTAACTAAATCTTTAATGGCTGCATTTGTTGGCATTGTATTAGAGATTAAAGTTGTTTTTCTGTACCACTTTAAAAATATATTATATCTAGTACCGCTATTTATCTTATTTACAGCATGAATGTACATTGCATTTGTTGGAAAAGTTATTACATCTCCAGTTTTTGGTTTTAATTCAAGGCTGTACTCTGGAAAAACAAGTTCTCCGCCCTCATAGTCTTCATTTAAATAAATTAAAGAAGAATAATCAGCTAAGAATCTTGGTATGTCAGAATTCCAACTAAGTCTTGAATCGTCAATGTCTAAAGATAATTCTGAATTATTATATTCGCTATCAGAATGTGGGGATTGATAATCCCCTTGCAACCAAACTCTACCCCATATTCTGGGGTCATATAAAAATCTTTGTCCATATTTAAAGTCAAGTTTTTCCTTAAGATCTGAAGCTAAATTGTTTATTATAAAATAAACATCTTTGTCACTTGGATTAAAGAATACTGATCTTATTTTTACTGGAGTACCATCTTCATAAAAATCGCATCCATCACCATTAGGCATAAGGTCCTGTGATAAACCTGTGTTTATTATATAATATAATAATTTTTCTATATCAAAAGAAGATAACAAATTATTATGAATAATAATATTATCTACTGAAGCCAATTTCACAACAGGTATTCCTTTGCCGTATCGTTAGTGCTTATTTAGCTGTTTTAGGACGACCCTTTTTTGGAGCTGCTTCTCTTGCCGCATCTTCTGGACGAGGGCCAACCTTTTTTGCTTTAGGAGTAGCAGCTTTTTTTGCAGCCTTAGCTACTTCCTTCTTTGCATCTGTGGCAATTTTTTCTGCTGTTTCAACTGCAATGTCTGCCACTACTTCTGCCTGATCCACAAGCTCGTCAATAATCTTAGACTGTGCCTTAGCAATAGGGCTATTTGGATCTAGTTTTTGAGCTTTAAATGCAATTGTCTTTATCTTATTGGCTAATTTCTTAAACATTTTCAACCTCTGTTTGAATTTTAATTTTGGATAATTAATAGTAATATTATATTATATATAATAGTAACTTGCAAATATACGTTTTAGCTATTTGCCCTGTTGGGACTCTTTAATTAAAACATATCTATCTCCAGTCTCTTTTGAGACTATCGAAAAACCATACGCTGCCGCAGCCTCTATTGCTGCCTGAAGAGCTTCCTTATCCTCAAGCGACACTTCACCCAATGGAAGACTTATTCCAGCATAAACGTCTATGTTCTCAAAATTTCCAATGTTTATTTTTCTGTTTACGCCGCAGACCAAAACTGGAGATGTTGTAATACTTATGCCTGGATTAGAATTAATCATTGAATCCAAAGGCGAATCTGTTGACTGTTCAAAAGCGCTTTTACTTATTTTAGGCATTTGTTTTTACTTCCATTCCTAGTGCTATTAGTGTGTTTAGTGTTTGATCTTCGAGAGACATGTTATCAGTATTGATAATAACATCTGCCATTTCTTTTACCGCTTCTATTCCGTTTTCTGAAGCATGTTCTGATTGAACTTTTGTCGGAAGTTGTCCATCTCTTTTAAGTAATCTACTGTTTAATGTTTCATCAGAAGCATCATAGCAAATCACTATTCCATTAGGCTGCTTTTGTATTGCAGCTGCTTCGTTTGGATATCTAACATCAGAGATAATTATTGCCATCTTTGAATTATCTATATCATCATTCTCATTGCAAAACTGATTGTATAATCTATTGCTTTTAATTATAGCCCAGTGTGCAAAGCATTCGGGATAATCCTGTCTGCATATATCACCAGCTTTTTGGAGAAATGTTCGTGGCTTTATGCCTTCTGGCTCAATTGGTAGACTCTCAATTTCTTTAACCATATCTACAAACTTATTGTATTCTGGCATATTCCCTATTGCTGAACCGCCATATAAATCATACAATGTTGCATGTAGCGAAAAGAGTTTTCTAGACTTTTCATTTGCTCCCATTATATTTTTCTTAATAGAAGCCATCTCGTACAAAGGTAGTGCAAAAAATAAATGATCCCACCTATATCCAAATTTAACTGCTTCCAAAGATCCCTTTGGAATAATAGATTCAGCCACAGATGTTTTTCCGCTTCCGGCTTTACCAGCTAAACCTATTATTATTGGTTGGTTATCTCTAAATCTTTCCATAGTCATTAATTATATCACAGTTCTTTTTGCTTTTGTTCTAGTTGATCTAAAAAAGTATTAGCTAAATAGTCTGGTTCCCAGACTAGATTTCTTGGAACCTGGATAAGTCTAAATCTATATTCTGATTTTATTTCCTCAACTGTCATGAGCAGAGGGAGCAAGGCTGGACTCTTACACTTCCAGACTCCATTAACTTGATTAGCAACGACTGCGGAATCTGTATAAATGATTGGATCAATAAAATCAGACAGAGCACATATTAATAACGCAGCTATAACAGCTTCGTATTCAGCTTCATTATTGGTCCTAGACCCAAGGCCTCTAGCAAACTGTGCAACTTTTTTTCTATTCTTATATACAACAGTTGCACAAGCTGCTTCACCTCTCTTTTTTTGACCCTGCCCTCTTGAGGCGCCATCGCAAAAAACTTCTATATTCATTAATCTATCTTAACATCCACTAAGATATTTAATTCTGTTGCTCTCTTTTTTATGTTTTCTTCTTGACTTTTAGAGTTAGCAATGTAGGTATTGACAAGTAAATATCTACTACCCTTATACTGAACTTGAGCTGGGAAGTTTAATCCTTCTCTTTTTTCAGAATAAAATTCGTCTACTTTATTTACATTTTTATAATGCCCAATAAACATGATCATCCTTTAGTATGTTTTGAAGTCTTCTTCTAAATAATAACCCTTTGCTTCTCTACTTGAAGCAATTTGCATTGACTGGACTTTATCCATAAGTTTTCTTGCAGACTCAGATGCTATTCTTGCTGAGCTTTCCAATGACTCTGCCAAGTTGACTATTGCTTCACAAGTCACTAATGCAGAGTATTCCGCCTCGGCTGCTTCCATAGCAGCTGCTTCTCTTTCTGCTTCATTCTTGCCAACTCTAGAAGACTTATAAACCTTTTTATATTTTCCTTCTATTAACTTATAATTTGCTCTTGCCATTCCAGCAAATCTTGCTGCTCTTCCATAAACATTTGATGTTCTAGCAACTAGAGATGCAAGCTTGTCTAAGCCGAGATCAACAACATCTGCCTCGGGTATTTCTATAAAGTATAAATTGTCTTTACCTTTTTCTACGTAAGAGTTTATAACCTCTTGTATTTGAGGGTTTAAAAAATCAGAGAGAAGCTGTTGTAGCTTTTCTATGTTCTGAAGGTTCATTTATCTTCCTTTTTTAGTTTCAATTCTTTTATTAATTCTTGCATGTCGTGTTCTATTATAAGCTGTGTTACTTTTTCTTTTATTTTAGACAAGTGTTCTCTTACTGTGTTTGGGTGTTCATTTATTTTTTGAGAAATTTCACTTGACTTCTTGCCATCTACGAATCTCCATTTTATCAGCTGTCTCTCTTGAACGGTAAGTTGATCGAATGGAGGAATATTTTTTTCTCCAAGAACCCACATTTCATTTAATTCATCAGTGGCAATAAACTGTTCTAGAGTATACTCAATAGGTTCTGGCCTGAAGCCCGGCTGTTGCTCTTCTTCCTCATCTCCATAAGAATCATCTGTAATTAATGGGAATGTTTTTCTTCCTAATTGATCTATCAGAAATGTATCTACATTCTTCTTTAACAAATAGAAAAAATAACTATACAAGAAACCACTGAAAGGTAT